CCCCTTATGAATCAATGACTTAGGGCCCTTGACAATGGGTAGAGTATCGTGTAGTATAGCATATGTAGAGTGAAGAGAGCGGACAGAATGTAAGATGTAGAGTGACCCGTTAGCCCACTACTCTGGCACCGGAGTACGGAACGTGGTAGGGAATGCGATAAGAGTGCTAAGCCAGTAGAAGTCCGGTACTGGTGGAAGGCAAGAGGGACGCAGCTCGCCACTGCCACCGAGTGGGCAGACCAACAAGGCCCGGCATCTATTCTTTCAGAGGAATTATCTGTGAACGTCTTTTATGCGACTAAATCGGTAAGTTTGACGGCCGTCTTTGGATGGTACATCATTTTGTTGTTGGTTGGTATGGGAATTCGGTTACTTTAATGACTACTCTTTATAAATGCGTAAACGGTAATGTGGTCAATGTTCGCGGTGGCACCAAACGCCAACGTGAACTGGCCTACGATGTTGTTCAATACTGCATCGGTGAACTCATGCCTCGACTCCGCACGTTGGATATCGATGTAGAGTTGGGTAAATGCATGGATATCGGTGCGTTCGGTTTCTGCTACGCACTTGACACGAATCGCGAATATCAGATTGAGGTTGATAAACGCCTCTATAAAGTCAAACGCGAGACTTTCATCAATACACTATGCCATGAAATGGTTCATTGCTGGCAACAGGCGAAAAATCAGTTGGTTGATAGGGTCTATCCCAAGAAACTCGGTTATCGTCGGCTGTGGAAGAACCAGCGTACTGGTGAATATCAGGACCATAGTAAGACTGCGTACAGCAAGCAGCCATGGGAACTCCAGGCGTATCGCATGGAAAAGAAGTTGTTCAAAGGTTTCATGAAGGAGCATGGGTAATGAGGCTCGGAAATGGCAATCTAGTCTTCAAGGATAAGGTAGATTTGTTTCTGCGTTACGAAGGGTCTAGGCACTTCGATAAGTTTGGAATGGGTATCTCAAATCGTCTATCGAGTGACGATGGTTATTCAGTTCACGATTTTGTGGATAGGGAAGGTTCTAAGGTATCCTTCTACAAAGTCATGAGAAACAGCCCTCTTCAGCTGGGTGACCTTGAGGTTGGCGATTGTGTTGAGTTGGTTGGTAAATTCGCGAAATACGTTACTTTGCGAAACGGTGATGAAGTCACTTCAATCAACTATGTCAAGATAACGAACAACAAAGGCAAAAAAAGTTCTTGACATTGCCTAAGAAATCGTGTAGCATGTATATAGTGATGATGAGAGGAAAACATGGTTAAGTTAACCCCACGTAAATTGAAGTTCGTTGAAGCCGCTGCCAACATGTTCGGTGACGGTGCTGTAGTCAATAAAGAAAATTTGCGCGAGGCCGCTAAAGAAGCGGGCGTTCCTTATCCTACTTGGATGAAGAAGGAACGGGTTGGGTACAATATGTTCCTGCTCCCTAAGTTGGAAACTGATGAACCCGCAACCGCGCCTGTTACTGAAGAGGCAGCATACGTTATGCCTAAGGTTGGTTCAATGAATGTCGAGACTGAAGGGTTCACCGAGAACCTTGTTCCAGAAGTGGACAAGTTGTTTGTGCCGTTCGGTCAGTTCGATACGGTCAAGAAAATTCTGGCATCAAAGATGTTCTACCCGGCGTTCATTACTGGTTTGTCTGGTAATGGTAAAACGTTTTCTGTAGAACAGGCTTGCGCCACTCTTGGTCGCGAAGTTATTCGGGTCAATTTCACTATCGAAACTGATGAAGATGATTTGATTGGTGGCTTCCGTTTGGTAAACGGTGAAACCAAGTTCTTCAAGGGCCCGGTTATCAAGGCAATGGAACAGGGTTGTGTTCTGCTTCTTGATGAAATCGATTTGGGTAATCCTGCTCGGATTATGTGCTTGCAGTCAATCCTTGAAGGTAAGGGTTATTTCATCAAGAAAACTGGCGAGTACATCAAGCCCGCTGAAGGTTTCACGGTTGTCGCGACTGCGAACACTAAGGGTAAGGGTTCTGAAGATGGCCGGTTCATTGGAACCAACGTCTTGAACGAAGCGTTCCTTGAGCGGTTCCCTATCACGGTTGAGCAGGAGTATCCGCCTCTCACGACAGAGCGCAAGATTCTCTCTAAGGTTTTTGATGACCTTGGGTTGGATGATAGCGAGTTTGTCAAGAAACTGGTAGACTGGGCTGATATCATTCGCAAGACGTTCTATGACGGTGGAGTCGATGAGATTATTTCGACACGGCGTTTGGTTCACATTGCGAAAGCATACAGCATCTTCAACGACAAGCTTGAGGCAATCGAACTGTGCATCAATCGGTTTGATGAAGATACCAAGGCATCCTTCCGCGACTTGTACACTAAGGTAGATGCTGACGTTATCAAGTCAGAAGAAGAAGTTGTCTCTGGTGATGAAAGTTTAGCTTCTAATGCAGATGACCGGACTCCGTTCTAATTGAAAAAAAGATTGAGCGGCGAGTAAAATCGTCGCTCTTTTTGTATATATAAATAGTAAGTTATTATAATGCTATATTAAGGAGTGTGAATGTGGAAGTAGAAGTTCCTATTGAAGAATTACGCAAAAGAAAAATCTTCGTTGCTACGCCTATGTATGGTGGGCAATGTGATGGTATGTATACCAAGTCTTCAGTTGACTTAGGCAAATTTTGTCAAGCCTATGGCATCGAAATTAAAATGTGGTATATGTTCAATGAATCCCTAATCACTCGTGCGAGAAATTATTGCGCTGATGAATTCATGCGTAGTGACTATACGCATATGATTTTCATTGATAGTGATATTGGATTTGACCCTAATGATGTTCTAGCACTCGCGGCGTTGGCTGACCCTGATGACCATGACCCTAAGACTAGAAAAGAGATTATCTGTGGGCCATATCCAAAAAAGACTATTGCATGGGAAAAGATTAAGCGTGCAGTAGACAAGGGTTATGCAGATGAGAATCCTGGCGAACTAGAAAATTTCGTAGGTGACTATGTATTTAATCCTGATGATGGTGCGGATGAGATTAGACTAGATCAACCAGTGCCGGTTCTAGAAGGTGGTACAGGGTTTATGTGTATTCAGCGTAGTGCGTTTGAGAAGTTTGCTGAAGCATATCCGCAACAACTCTATCTACCTGACCATGTTCGCACTGTATCGTTTGACGGTACGCGGGAGATTATGTGTTACTTTGATGCGCTCATTGATGAGAAGTCTAAGAGGTATCTATCCGAAGATTATATGTTCTGCCAGTGGGCTAGGGAAATTGGAATCAAAACTTGGATGTGCCCTTGGATGAAACTTATCCATAATGGTTCATACCAGTTCGGCGGTAGTCTAGTTGACATTGCACAGCTGGGTGCAGCGGCAACTGTTGACCCTGATGCCATTAGGAATATGAAGAAGAATTAAATGAGTGTTGAATACAAATTCAATGAAGAGGCCATCATAGATGAAATTAAAGAATACATTGATGGAACTTATGATGGCCATTATTCTAAAAATAAATTCCAATCCACTGAGTTCATTGTGGATTGCGGTCATGGTGACGGTTTTTGCCTTGGCAATATAATCAAGTATGCACAAAGGTATGGAAAAAAGGAAGGAAAAAACAAAAAAGACTTGCAAAAGATCATACATTATGCAATAATAGCACTTAGTATTTTGGAAAGTGAAAGCGAGACAAAATGATGAGTAGTGTGGATATGGTACATACTAATGTATTGAAGAAAGAGATTGAGGTTCTTAAAAGTAGGATCATGCCTCATGATACTGGACACTTACATACAACCATTAATGTTCTAGAACATAGAGTGAAAGAGATCGAAGGATATGATGATGAAAATTAGTAATGATACAGTAAACGTGCTTAGAAACTTTGCAACAGTCAATTCATCTTTGGCTGTTAAGAAGGGTAGTGTTCTAAGGACAATTTCTGAGCAGAAGAATATTTTGGTTCAGGCAGTTGTCAATGAATCTTTTCCTGTAGACTTTGCGGTTTATGAACTCAATCAATTCTTGGGTTTTGTGAGTCTGTTTGATGATCCTGATTTGACATTCAATGAAGATCATGTACAGGTTACAGATGAAAATTCTCGTAAGGGAAATTATACGTATACTGATCCAACAATGATTACTCAGCCGCCTGAGAAGAACATCAATGTTGATGATGCGGAAGTAAAGGTTAGTATGGATGAAGATGATTACAAGAATGTGGTCAAGGCAGCACATGCCCTTCAACTCCCTGACATTGTTATCAGTGGTGATGGTGAATCGGTTTCTATGACTGCTACAGATGTTAAGAATCCTACATCTAACGATTATTCCTGTTCAGTAGGCAACTCGACAGCAAAGTTCAAGATGATTTTCAAAACTGAAAACTTTAAATTTCTTGACGATGACTATGAAGTTGTGTTATCATCTAAGGGCGTTGGTTACTTCAAGAATACCAACCGCGCAGTAGAATATTGGGTGGCAACAGAAACAGGTTCGGAATATGAAGGATGACTTTCTTTGGGTCGAGAAATATCGGCCAAAGACTGTAGATGATACGATACTTCCAAATGAGTTAAAGAAAACATTTCAGACATTCGTTGATGATAAGAATGTTCCCAATCTTCTTCTAACTGGTTCGGCCGGTGTAGGTAAAACTACTATCGCTCGTGCCATGTTAGAAGAACTTGGTTCCGATTACATGATGATTAATGGTTCGGATGAAGGTAGAAGTATCGACGTTCTACGAGGGCGTATCAAGAACTTTGCCTCATCCGTATCATTATCAGGTGGGCGCAAGTATGTAGTTTTGGATGAAGCAGACTACATGAATGCGGAAAGTGTTCAGCCTGCGTTGAGAAACTTCATGGAAGAGTTCAGTAGGAACTGTGGTTTTATTCTCACATGTAACTTCTCCAAGAAGATTATCGAAGCATTGCATAGTCGATGTAGTGTCATTAACTTTTCTATTCCGAAGAAAGACAAGCCAGATATGGCAAAGCAGTTCTTTGGAAGAATCAAATCTATTCTGGAAACAGAAGGTGTAGAGTACGACACTAAAGCATTGCAGCAAGTTCTGATGAACTTCTTTCCAGACAACCGAAGGGTTCTAAATGAATTGCAACGGTATGGCGCAACTGGTAAAATAGATGCTGGTATTCTGGTAAACGTTTCAGATGAAAATCTAAACAACCTTATGGAATACTTGAAAGGTAAGCAGTTTACCGAAGTGCGTAAGTGGGTAGCACAAAATATTGAGAGCGATACATCGAATATCTTTCGTAGGATATATGACAAAGCATATCAGTATGCAGAACCTTCAAGTGTTCCACAGATTGTTGTGACACTCGCTGATTATCAATACAAGGCTGCATTCGCAGCAGACCAAGAATTAAATATGATGGCGTGTCTAACTGAATTGATGGTGGAAGGTGAGTGGAAGTGATTAGTCCATTCGATTATGTAAAGTCCATCAATGCTGGTAAGAATATCATGAGAGAAACAGATAATGATTCTCTCATGGAGCGCGACTACAATGCGTTTATTGTTAATAGGAATTATTCTCTATTCGCGGATACAGTGTATCTTGCCAATGAGATGAACATCCGGCCGAACATCGACAACCGACTCCAAT